TTTTAGTGTTTTTGCTATAATCACAAATCCAGTATTTCTTACACTTTTGGGACTTGGTGCTGTTTTAGGTGGTGGAGCACTTTTATTAAATCGAAATAAACCTGACGGACCTAAGAAAGAGATTGTTCCAATGGGAAAAAATAAGGATTTTGGATATAAACAGAGTAATTGGAATGCTGGTGACTTTGCTAATGAGTATCTGTTAGGAATACCACCTGGAGGTAAACTTGATAAAGATATACCAAAGATGCGTAATGGTGGAATTGTAGATGGTCCGAAGAGTGGATATCCTGCTATACTTCATGGTAGAGAAATGGTTATCCCTTTAGAAAAACTTTCCCAAAATCCAAGAAGACAACCTAAAATTACAACAATAACTATGCCACCAATTGTAAAAGGAAGTGTTCCGAAAGGAGAATCTAATGTAGCAACTGCAGTTCCAAATATTCCATCAGCAAATCCTACTGATCCTTATAGACAATTGACTCCAAATATTTACGGAATATACGTGTAAGATATGGCATTACCAATTATAACAGGAATAGGTAAAATATTAATGAAAACAGTTTCAGCAACTGCAAAAGGTCTTAGTGCGGCTGGAAAATCTACTGCAAAAAAATCTATTAGTGGAGTTCGTAAGTTAATTAATAAACCATCAGGTGAATTAGCAGTTTCAAATCCTATTATGGAACCTGTTTCTAATGCTATGAAAACATTGAAAATGAATGCTGAGAGAATTAAAAGTAATCTTATCAATTCTGTTAAAGAGATAGAAAAACAACGTCTCAATAAAGAAAGAATACAAAGAAATATCCTTGAAAGAAAAGAAATACGAGATATGGAAAAGAATGTAACTTCTACTAAAACTCCTACAGGAAAGAAAGTATCTTCTATACTGAAAAGTCCTATGGGTATTGTTGATAAAATATTTGGATTTGGTGGGTTATTATTGACTGGTATAGTAGTAAATGCTATAGATAATATAGCTAGAAATTTTAAAGAATTTAAAAAGGAAGGTAT